CTATAGCTCTCATCCACTTAATGAATGAATTTCTAATTTTATGTTCTTCATCATTGTAGAAGTCAGCAGTCCAATCACCACCGTTAGAATCAGCCTGTTTAGGTAGTAAAACTTTTCTACCTCCAATCCAAAGTTCTGATGAACCAATCTCACTTGAAGGGAAACCGCTACATTTATTACAAACTAGTGATAACACTTCCGTATCTACACCTGGCATCGGTGTTACAGCACTTGGAAAAGAGAAGTATACTCGGTATTTATTCATTCTTGCCCCAATACCTAAGGCATTTTTAAGTTGTGAAATTTGATTCATATTTCTTCTCTCTAAGTTTTAAGTAAATACTTTTCTATTATTTATACAAAAAAATCCGAGATGTCGATCTCGGATTTAAACTAAAACTTAAAAACTCTTTACTTTAAAGACTCTTTTGAATTTTTAATAATCTTATCCTGTTCTTCACGAGAAATACCAAGAATTTCTAAAGCCTCTCTAGTACCACACTCAGGACAAATATAAGTCTTATTATCCTTACGTGAAAGAGCTGGATAATCGTTATAAGTTCTACCGCAAATCGGACATGTTCTAGTCTTCTTCATATTATACTCCAAAAATATTAAATAAAATATAAACTGATTTAATTCAATTTATACATATATTATAATATATTTTTTAAAATAAGTAAACGTATTTATTAAAATAATTTAATTTTTTATTTATAATATACTATCAAATCCTGAATACGTAAACGTTAAATCGTATGTTATAATATCATGTGAGTCAGCTGAGTATGAAATTTCACCTAAAGAGGTGATAAACACATCGTGAAGCTGAACTCCGTATATCTCATTATTATTAGCATCTAGCTGATATATCTTTATATCACCGTCTTTATAGTCTAATCCCCTGTAAGAGGTTTCGATCGAATCGACTCCGTTCATCCACTTCTCTAACATTCTTCTAAGATTCATACCGGAATCATCATACACCGAAACGGTTATAGTATCAGAAAACTCAAGCTGAGATCTAACATTTACGGGTCTACCTTTGAATGTTATTTTCTTTGTCTTCACCTCACGACGGGGTAAAGAAAAAGATTTTGATAAAACCGCTAGCTTGTAAGTCGCGAGAAGTTCATTATAACGTGACGGTGGTGTTATAATGATTTTATACTTTGATGATAGTAAAGGACTTGTAGGAAACTGGTTCCTCATATCTCTAATACTTACTGTATTTCTAAACAAATCCATTACATTCTCCTAAAGTGACTGAACTTAAAATTCACTGTTAAAGTCTCCATATCATCTTCGCTTGTATACCCGATAGATGATGTTGAAACCGGAAACACATTATAAAGCATATACGTTGCAGTTACATTACTATCGTTCTGTGTGAATGGGCTTATTTCCGCATCAAAGTTATATTGGACTACTCTAACGTTTATTGTTGGTTTATCGAGAGTACCACCACCAGGTATACTAATCGGATGATAAGATTCACCTGTATACGTTAAGTCTTCACTACGGGTATCATACATTGATATCCAATCTTCGAAGAATTTTTTGATATCGTGATTATCATCAACCAAAAAAGTACATTCCCAATCTTGCGTATACGTACAACCTATAGGGATCGGTATCGGTTTACCCTTGTATTTATACTCGATTACATCCGTATTCAAACCAGGTAGGGAAGTATTCTGACACAAAGCAGATAACCTCTTATCAAACATACCACCATCAATAGAAAAGAAGACATCAAACTTGTTAGATCTAGCACCATCACCTAGAACGCTATTAAAAAATTTACTTAGCTGCATGATACTATCTCCTTTTACACTTATTTATATAACAAAAAAACCCTCGAATTTTCGAGGGTTAAAGACTTTTTAAAGGCTTATTTAAACCAACTATATATGTCCTTTAACTTAAAACTGCGTTCTAATAAATCGTCTCTAGCAGCTTCCAGGGCCTTTAACGAACCATCAAAAGCTATCTTTTCAATTTCATTACCAGCTTCGCGATGTTCGTAATCTATTATAGCATCTGTAATTTCACGAAGAGTACTAATAATCATATTACCTTCTATGATATAAATCAAGTCAGGAATCGTTTTTGAGTCAAGTTTAATTGCGTAATCCTCTACACGGTACATTGTAGCTTCGTAATATACGTGTTCATCTCCGCATACCCTACGATACTCATCATAAAGAGCTTTAAGTAGATCCGTGTCGGTTTCATATTCACCAACTAAAACTGGTTTGAAAGTCGTTTCATTGATTAGTCTCATTCGCTACTCCTTGTAACGTAATCGTTACCGATAAAGTGTTCAAATTCTACCGATAGAAGAGTTCAGTTGTACTTACTCTCTCCTCCTCATTAAAGACTATGTAAAGCTAATTCGAATGCGTTTCGAACTTCCTCAACTTCACTTACAGGAATGTCTCTAACATCGCTATAGTTATCACTTAAGAGATCTAAAGCTGATACTATCATGTCTTCTTCGCAATATACGGATTCATCTGTATCTATTACATCGTTTAAAACGATATCGACTACATGTTCTAACTCGGTATAATTACAAACGAGGTCCCATACATTAGCAATAACTGAATTGGTAACCATATACTATACTCCTTAATTATCTTCCTATTTATTTAATTATAATGTATTTTGAGGTGATTTTCAACTTTTTTATTAAAATATTTTAATAATTAAAGTGAGACTCTAAAGAGGTACCCGTGTCGTTTTTCGTGTTCGGTACTACCCCATTCAATAATACGCCCGTTGAGTTCAACTATACCCTCAAGTTTACAACCACTTTCCTGAAATAACCAAGCGGTTTCAACTGTACCACTCCAGGTTGAAGAAAAAGTAAATTGCTTAATACCGTGCTCCCTCATAATACTAACGAGAGATTTAACATCCTTATCATCTACTAATTCTTCGATATCAAGAATATCATTACCGTTATCTCTTGAATTTTCGTATTCGCGAAAGATACGACCGAATAAGACACCCCAGTTGTTAATCTCCTTACAAATGCCTCTGTAGGCTACCCTTGCTGAATCCTTCTCTTCTGGTGTGTTAGAAGCATCTATAGACGCTTTCGCATCCTTAATACGATTGTAGAAATGTTCGAATGTATTCATCTTATACTCCTTAATTATCTTCCTATATATTTAATTATAATTACATTTGGTGCTAATTTCAACTTTTTTATTAAAGTATTTTAATAATTTTTTTACGGTGGTTAAAACTTTTGAATATAAATACAATTAGGAGATTAGTATGACATCTTTAAAGAATGCTATAGATAGAATATACAACGAAAATTGGACATTAACCACAAACTTCCTAGTGCATTTTAGCCCTACCGAAAAGTCTAAGAAGCTATGGGATGTGTGCGGAATGCCTAAGGAAGATATCAACATATATTTGAAAGACTTTACAATACCTCAGATAGGAGGATCATCCCCTATCGAAGAGTTTATAAATGATCGTATGCGGATTACACAGGGATATTTTGACCCGTTTACATTCGAATTAACCTTTAAAGATCATGATTCTTTTGAGTTGTATAGAGCCTTTATAAAGTATGTTATATACTCCAAGAATACATACTTAGAGAATTATGCTTTTGATATGACCCTCTACAAGTTAAAGGATTTTCAAAACGATAAAGAAGCCTTTGAAGTCATGAAGTTTAAGAACTGTTCGATAACTCATGTTAGTGCCGTGAGACTTAGCAATGATGATAGTTCTCAAATACTAGAAGTAGGTGTGAATATTAAATGTACCGAATACCCTATTATCTGTGGAGAGAAGATTTCTGAAGGTAATACGTACTTAGATATTATAGGAAGTAGCAACTAATGTTCTATCATAATACAATAAGGAGATATACTCTACTTTTATTAAATAAATTTAAAGATTTAGAGTTACAATACAAGAACAGCAATGATGATCTAATCACGAAATCTATACCTATACATTATAAGATTCAGGAAAAAGAGTTCTTACTAGATAAAAGTAACGAACAAATCATAACCGGTAATACTAACGTGTTACCGAGAGCTACACTAGAACTAACGGCACTATCACCCTCTACAGATAGGCAGGTATCTAAATTTTTAAAAATTAACAAAATGATATCGACTAGAGAGGGGTTCGAAGGATTTAAGGAGTTTCAGTGGAATTGTGTAGCGTATGAGTTTAGTTACACGTTGTCTATCTTCTGCAGGGGTATGTCGGAAGTGTGTCAAATAATCGAAGAGGTAGCTCCTCGATTTAACCCTGTCATTTATCTTGATGTATACGACGCTGAAGATGAAGATTCGCCTACTAGGGTACCCGTTCAATTATCATCTATCTCGTTTTCACCTAGTGGGTATGACGAAGCATCAATAAACTCTTTCGAGGTTACTTTCGATCTTTTACTTAGTGGGTATCTATTCCAACCTAAAAATGCGTACTCACAAATTAAAGAGTTCTATATAAATTTAAATACTAACGTTAATAAGGAACAGATGAAATTCGAAGTTAAGGATATGTATCCTCAACTTCAACCCACCGTTACGTATTTCGATTATAGTGATATAAAGATTGATATTATATCTATTAACAAATCGGGAAGAGCCGTTACGGTTGTGTACGATTCGAACGTCAATCCCGAGGTGAAATTTACTGTTGAAGGGTGTGATATTGTAGAGGTTAATAATGATACGTGTATAGTTAGCTCCGACTCGGGATTTACTATTACAGCTGTATTGAAGTACGGTGATTTTAAGAGATCTATAACAAGGGAATTTTAAATGGATACGGATAATGTACTTGAGAATATAGGGTCTACTCGTACGGATATCGATAACATACGTAATAGGGTTAATCGGATATCTGAGAAGTTTGCTGATAAGGTGAGAAATGCAGAAGAACTTATAGTGTGCGGAGAGGATCTCGAATCTACAGCGAATGATGTACTATCCGATGTTAAGAAACTACCCGTAAGTGATAATACCGAATATCATTTTAACATTAATCTATTACCTCAAATTCTTAACTTAGAGAATATGATGAGTGATGTGAGGTATATTCGAGAGACTTTAAAAGAAAACGCCGACCTAGGTAGAAGATTATTGAAGATGATGGCTCAGGAGTTAGAGTTCGAGCCTGACGCTGAGTTGTTAGCTAGCTATTCGCAACTTTCAATGACTATAACAGACAACATGAAGTTGTTTTTGCAGTGCTATAAAGACATATCCAATATACTTATGAATATTAGCAAGCTTACAAAGCAGGAAGCTCCTAATACTGTTATCAATAATGTTACTATTGAAAACGATAGAGTTAAAATACAAAACACAGCCGAGCTTATAAAGCAATTAAGTAGGTTGAAGAATTAAGAGGTTTTTATGAAATATGTAGTTTTAAAAGATTTTTGGTTACGAGACGTATGTCTTAAAAAGGGTCAGATTATAACAGATCCGGTTTCGCCTAGGTGGTTTCGTTTAGGTTTGATTGGTTTTTATAGTGACTTAGAGACTAAAGGGTTTACAGAATCTCAAATAGATACGGTCAAAAAGATAGAAGAACTAGAGAATCTTAAAGTTGATAGTGACGTTTCAGCTGTTGTTGATGGCGAAGAGGTTCGTAAACGTAGACCTTACACTAGACGTAAGAAGAGAAATATAATCTATAATAAACCGGAAGTATCAGAAGTTATTGTAAATGATTTAAACACTTAGTGTGGATTACAGAATAGAAGTTATTGTAAATGATTTAAACACTTAGTGTAGATTACAGAATAAAAGTTATTGTAAATGATTTAAACACTTAGTGTAGATTACAGAATAAAAGTTATTGTAAATGA